TTTGCCGGATCAACGGCATTGATGAAAAATCAGAAAATCTTACAGAGCAGCTTTTTGACGCTCTGACTGGCGGTGATACCGATAGACGCGTTATCCGATCTGACGACCCCCGGCAAGAAGGCAAAACTGCAATTCCCAACGGCACTCCGTGAAAAATTCATAGCCGAGTGCGGCTTCACACTCGAGGAGAAAACGATCCTAAATATGAGGGCTGACGGTTTTTCACTGCTGGAAATAGCCAGCAGGCAGAACTGCAGCGTGGAGACAATAAACCGGCGCATCCGGAGCATTAAAAACAAGATAGCGGAATCAGTATAGAGCGACGCACCATGCGCCGCTCTTTCATATATCCCGAGACAGATTACTGACAGATTCCCGGCAGGTAACGGACATGTTACCTGCCCTTTTTTATCTTAGAATTTAAGCAGAAAAAGGTGATGCGCATGTATGTACATTTTAACCCTAACCCAGCGGGACACTCGGTTGGTGATTGCGTGATCAGGGCGTTGTGCAAAGCCACGGGGGAAAGCTGGGACAAGACCTTTGTTGAGCTGGCCGTGACAGGCTTCGAGCTGTCGGATATGCCGAGCGCAAACGCTGTGTGGGGCGCATATCTCCACAGAAAAGGCTACACGCGCACGGCGCTGCCTGATAAGTGCCCGGAGTGCTATACGGTGAAGCTCTTTACGGAGGAGCATCCGCACGGCACATATATTCTCGCACTGAGCGGGCACGTTGTTGCGGTGCAGGACGGCAACTATTTTGACGCATGGGATTCAGGCGACGAGATCCCGTTGTATGTATGGAAGGAGCAGAAAACATGAACTATTCTCCACAGTACCCAGCATATCAGCCTCAGCAGTTTTACCCAGCTTATAATCCACCGATGATGGACAACCTTGCGCAGATGCGCGCCCAGCAGTACGCTCCGCAGCCCCAACAGCCGACACCCACGCCAGCAGCCACACAGCAGGGCGGCGTGAACTGGGTACAGGGCGAGGCAGGAATGAAGGCGTTCCTGGTTGCTGCCGGAAATAGCGTTTTGCTGTTCGACAGCGAGAATCCGACTTTCTGCATTAAGAGCGCAGATCAGAGCGGGATGCCGCTGCCGCTGCGCATCTTCGATTACACGGAGCGCACACAGCCGTCACAGGCGCCCGTAGCGGCGTCGCAGCCGCAGAGCGTTGAATACGTACCCCGGGCGGAGTTTGATGCGTTGGCGGCGCAGGTGGCGGCGCTGACGGCCAAGAAACAGCGCAAGACGCAGAGTGAGGAGGCTACGGCAAATGAGTAATTCAATTTTTCAGGCACTCGGCGGCGCACAGCAGGCTGCACCGCGGATGCCCGGAATGGCCGGACAGTTCCAGAACATGATGCAGAAGTTTCAACAATTCCGCACGACCTTTCAGGGAGACCCAAGGCAGGAAGTGGAGAAACTCTTGCAGAGCGGGAGAATATCCCAGCAGCAGCTCAATCAGGTGCA